AATACAGCCACCGTTTCTCTACGGAACAGTTCTTCATAAAAATCATCAGACTCGGTGAAGTCTAAGTCTAGAGGTATCTGTTCGGTTAGCGGCCAGAAAAACTCAATTTCCAGTTGTTTCATTATAGATTTTTAGATATTATTTCTTTCAAGTCAGCTTCCAATTCTTTCATTTCAAAGCTAAGTCTTGTGAGGCCTCTCCAATGGTCTATACTGTTCTTAATAGTATATTCTCCTGTATCTGAATCTTGTGTGAACCATTCTTTACCATTCCATAAAGCTTTATGAGGAAATGGCCATGAGTGCCATGAGTTTGTCATGATTTCATACAGGCCTTCACGGACTGGATTGATCTCTTTAGGATACCAATCTGTTCTCTCAACATCATCGGGAACATCAATGATATCAAAATCTTCTTCGTTCTCATCGTTCCAAGCTTCGTCTTCTTCTTGTTCTCGTTGGTACTCAATGATGTTGAAGAGTTCATCAAGTTCTACAGGAATCTGGTGTTCCATCTCATCAGCGGTAAGTCCATTGTACTCATAGTAATCATCGGAGCCATCAGAATAATGTCCACAAAAAGCCATACCTTCTTCATTGTAGAAGGCATCAATCGTGTATCCTTGTTCTGTCATGTAATTGTAGAGTGCAACAGGTGGACCCCATGCGGTGTCCATGTATATCTTTAGTGTGTTGTCATTGATTCTCTCAAAGGTGTGGATACCAGGTTCCCACTTGGTACCCCAGTTCTCAATACACCACCAATACCAACCTTCACCAGTAGCGTTTTCTGGTGGAATAGGTCGAATCGTATTAAAGATTTTTGGATCTTTTTCAACACGATTGTACTCTTTTTCAATCGCATCAATTTTCTCTTTGTCATCGTGGTGGATTTCTACCACATTTGAACACCAATTAGGCATAATTTACTCCTCATCAAAATTACATTATAACACAAAATTACATGGATAGTTCGGCAAACATGATCTTTCTCGCTTGTCTACCAATTGTCTGATCCATAATTTCCGTGGACCTCTGTATCATAGCACAGGCCAACATTAACATCTCTTTTGGATCATCTGTTAATAATATAGAATCATCAATCAGTTCCATCATCTCAGACATTCGCTTCTGTACTGGCGTCATGCTTGTGGTACCTTTTATAAAGTCTTACATAATAGGCGAACCTAATCGGTTCATGTATAGGATGAGGTAAGTGCTTACCATATACATCAGACATTTTTTCGTAAAGCTGAAAAGCTTCATCTGTAGTTAGGTTGTAGTGTTCCATAGTTTACTATATATATTAGTAGTTACGATATAATCGTTTCTACTTATTTCAACATCTCAAAAGGGGTTTCCATGTTATCTAAAATCGCCAGTTTCTTATCTTCAATCGTCAAAACCAAAAGTTCAATGTACAATTCTGAATTGGAATTGTATTTAGCTTCAAAAAGTCCAAAGTCTCAAGCTGAAGTTGAGTATCTTATCAACTCTTTTAATCGTAGACGCCAATACGGTGCTTGTTAAACTTTAATAGAAGACCATTCTCTTAGTTTGTTTCGTTTGTTCTTTCTGGCTTCATTGACATTTGAATCCGAGAGAAATGTTTTTTCTACCAGTATGTCAATCATGCAAAGAAGGTCACCAATCTCTTCTTCTAAGTGCTCTCTGTTGGTCTTGTCTAAGTTAAATTTGACTTGGTCAGGACCAAATCTAAAAATCTTTGATACAGCCTGAGAAACCTCAGCACACTCTTCCTGTGTTATGCACAGGATTTCTTTCATTTCATTATCCATAAATCACTCAATAAATTTAATAACAGGCAAGTGTGCATCTACACAAGCCACGGCATCATCCATACTCTCGGATAATATGTCACATATTGCAACACCATCGGTGATTGTGATATCAAATGGAAGAGGAGTTCTTTTGTACCAAGCCTCATCCAAATAACATCTCACTTTGTACATACGAACTTTACGACAATTGTTTATAAGATTGTCGGCAATTTGTTTTGCAGTTGGTTGGCAAGTATTAGGCATGTTCAGATAGAAATTGTGGTTTGGAACCTGAAGAAACATATTCTTCAGCAACACTCTTAGCTTCATTTAAGATAAGAGTACGGAGGGTTCCAACTAATCTGGCACCATCATACATCTCAACAATAAATGTTTCACTTACTTGTTTAACAGATGCTGTTTTGTTTTCATATTTCATTGACATTAGTTCCATTTTGTTAACCTTTCTTTAATTATAAGGGTAAAAGTTGTATCCATTTCATTGCATATTCTTCAGCTTCTTTTTCTGATTTTTTAATAACATCAGGATCAGATGTTTTCACAAGCACATTATCGGTGTTTGAAATGAAGTTTGTAATAATATAAGTTCCATCATCGTATTCTATAACATCACATTCTCTTGTGATTGGATGTCCGTCTATCGAACCTACGTGAAACGAATATTTGAGTGGAATTCTTTCTGTTTTGTTTGCCAATTTCTTTCTCCTTAAGCAATTAATCCGATGAATCTATTCAACAGTATTCTGTTTGATACACGGCCATTTGTGTATTTAGCAAAGGCACTCACCAAACCACGGGTCGTAACATTTTCTCTTACGGTGAATTCTGGTTCATCAGCATCTTTGACTTCTGATTTCAAAAGGTAGTATTCAGAGTAACCAGAATTTTTAACCACAACAAATTTATCTTTTTTAAATTCTTCTTTGAGTGCTGGCAGGTTAACACCTTTGTGGAAGAATCTACTAGCAGAACCAAATTCTCTTGGAAACAATACATAGAATCCAACAACATTAGAACCTGTTCTTTGTCTCAACAATTTAATCAAAGACTTGGATAAGGCTGCTGATGAACCGTAACTGGCTACTTCAGTCATCTCTTGATTTTTTGTTACAGGATCACGGAGAATTAATGTAGAGCCAGAATCAAAATAATCATCTCTAACAGGATATGACTCGTTACCTGTTTCTTCAGCCCAATAACTTCTCAATGCATGGCCATCACCATCAGATAAAATAATTGTGTTGACAATTTGTAATTTGTTTTTCTTTTGAAATTCAGGAACAATTTCCAAAGCAGCTATGATAGATTCATTCAAAGGTGTTCCTGATAACTGGAAGAAATCTGGTACTTTACGGCCTTCATGGTGACCAAAGTGTGTTATAACAGAGGCGGCATATGTAAACTCGGGAGCCGACATTCTACTTGATAGTATATTAAATAATTTAAAGTCACCAAGTTTCAAATCACCAAGTTTAGCTGGGTGTCTGTATAATTTAGTATATTCATTATTTGAAAATGCATATACTTCATAGGGAATATTTACTTTTTTACAGAACAATACCAAAGACAATAATTGTTTTACAGTATTTCCTAAATGAGTATTCATAGAGCCAGACCAATCTAAGAACATAACCAAGCCGTGGGATTTACCACCAGGAACTACGGAGATTTTCTTAAAGATATCTTCACTAAATTTGTAAGCATACATTTTACCCATATTGAGTTCACCTGTTTTGGCCACAGATGCTCTTTTGAGTTGGTCAGCATTCTTACGCATTTCGAATTCTTTAACCAAATAGGAGACAACCTTGTTGGTGTCTTTTTTCAACTTTTGATAATGTGTAAAATCAATATCATAATATTTTGAACCTTCAGAACCGTTTTCAATCACAAAATCTTTATGTTGTTTGTATAAAGGTTTGTAATCCAATATAACTTCTTTTACATTAACTTTTGGAATGTTAACATAGGCATATTTGGAACTACCTTCTTGAAATAGTTTTCTTTCGTTTTGACGATAGGCTTCATCAGTAAAAGAACGGAACGCTTCTTCTGCTTCTCTAGGAAGAGAAATTTTATCTTCCTTATCACCATCTTCCGATTCACCTTCATCACCATCTTTATCTTCATCAGAAGCTTGATTGTTTGGATCTTCTACATCAGAAGGATCCAATTCATCATATTCTGGATCTTCTGCATCATATTCAAAATCATAATTTGTGTCATCATCAGCATCTTCATCGGATTGTTGCAATTTTAATTGTTTGATTTTTTCTTGTTCAGCTTTACAGAATTCAACCAAACGCTGTGACACTTTAATAACATCATCATAAGTTTCAGTATTTTCAATATCACGAACCAAGTCTCTTTCATCATGGGTGAATTTGATATTAAGACCAGCACCACCTTTACAATGCATATTGATGCGGTCAAGGAAGTTTAATAGATTCAGGTCTGTATCTTTGGTGCCAAAAAAGTTTCTTTCAACTAATTCAGAATAACCTTGTATGAAGGACTTACGAAGACCTGGATATTTGTTTTTGATTTTACGCTCAATACGGGAATCTTCAACTAAATTAAGTATTGTTGAAGGAATCTTTAAATCCATTCCTTTTCTAATATCAGCTTCAGCTGTCCATAGAGCGTGACCAACTTCATGTCCTGTAAAAAGGTCATAAAGATGAGTTGAAAGCGTTTGGTCTAAAATTGGAATAGTTAAGACACGATTTTTAACATCAAATGAAGCCGTTTGAACATTTTTTTCTTCAACGGTTAAATTCTCTGTAGCCATTAATTTGGCTAACAAAGATTTGGATACTGATAAGGACTCACTAGCAATCATAAAATCTCCTTGTATTGATAGTATCTATTATAACATATATTCAACATTTTAACAATAGCAATGTTACTATGGAGCAACAGCTGTTATAATCATTACAGGACCGGATCCTGTGTCTTCTACTGTAATATTAAGAATAGTACCTTCCATCCAACCGGCTTCTATCAACACTTCTGGAGGAAATTTTAATAGGATATTATCAGGATCCTCAGGAATATCCTCAAATATTTCTTCATAAGAATACATTCTACTCTTACTCATACATTTCCTTCATTTTTTGATACCAAGATTGGTCGTTATCGTGTCCTGTCTGAGCAGCCCATCTACGGACTGCTAAATCCACTTCAGAAAAGTCAAAATTTGTATTTTTTGACTGTATAAAATCAGAATTGTGACTGGTTGTGTTAGTCCAAGGTATATAAGGATCAATAAATTGCGACATTTGAGCGTTCCTCATTGAAAAAAGCTGACAAATGTGCTTTATGTTTTGATTTCCGACTAAAAATAGCGACAGTTTTGTGCTTTTGCACAGGTTTTATCGGTGTTCGACAAACCGGCTTCTGCAATTTTACTATAAAACTTATTTTTTTGCTCATTTTAACGCCTCATGTTTGAAATATCTACCGCATCCTGATTGTTGAACACAGGAACAGCATTGGATTTGTGTAAAGTTGCAATTCCCAACATTTTATCGCCAGTATAAATCTTAGCTGGTGACTTTGTTGCTACTCCAGCGCCAGAATTCAATGATGGAATGTGTCTAGTCTCACGGCCAGCAGGCGCACTAAGCTTATATTGCAAAGGTTCTCTTTTAGGAAAAACCACAGGTTTCTTAGGCTCATGGCTTTTCAACCATTCAGCATATTGCTCACGCTCAGCCTTAGGTTTTAACTTAGGCTTAGATTTTGGTATTCTTGCATAAATCATAATATATTCCTTTGAAACAGTCTCTATTATATCAGACCGAAATAGGATTGTCAACAAAAGTGTATCATTTAGAACACATTTCTAACCTTTTTCTTACCGCTAAAATTAGTATTGTAGGAATCCTGATAATCACCAAAACCTAGACTTTCCGGTTTACGAATTACCTTATTTTCTTTCCTACGCTTCTTTTTTCCTTGAGAACTATAGTCATCACCATAATTGTCTTTACGGAACTTAGCTACAAACTTCGACACCTTCTCTCCTTAGGGTAATAATTGTGGAAATGCTTCTTTAACGAATTTATAATCTAGGCCTCTAACGCCTAAATCTTTTGATAAGATACCAATGATAATTTCTGCCTCTCTTGGCTCAATAGACTCTAACATTTGCAAAAGTAATTCTTCTCTGCGTTTTGGTGTTAAAGATTCAGCTGTTGTATTGCCTTCTTGAAACATATACATTCTTCTTAATTGAGCTGGCAGTCCATCAAATGTAATTCCAGGTAATACATCATTTGGAATTTTATAAGATTCTGGTAACTCTTTTATTTTCCATTCATATTGCGGATTGAAAGCCAATTCTAAAACCTTAACAAGAGTAGGTGATAGGTTTTTTTCAATAACCTTCATCCTATCTTTTTTAGTCTTAGCTTCTTCAAATTCATCAAACACTTCAAAAATATTCTTCATTAAAATTCCTCAATTACATCCATTAAGTTTTTCAGTTTATTAGCAATAAAATAATCTAGTATCTTTCCTTTAGAGGCAGGTACAGTTTCTTCATAACTATTTAGGATTTTAGTCTTGATTTCTTCAGGTATGTTTCTCAAGTCAATCAACACTTGATTACGAGAAAAACCAGTTTTAGCTGTATCATCAGTCCAATTATCATATTGTTCAGCCATCATCTTTTCTAATTTGCCTTTAGTGATAGGTGTTTGCCTAACATCACGGACAAAACAATCTGATGTAGATAATACATTAGGGATTCCATCTCCCTTATCACCTTTGATAATCTTCTCTTTTAATTCATCCAATGGTCTGGCTGATATGAGAAATTTCTTCAAAGCAGGATTGTATTGTTTAATTGAGTGTGGATTATTAAACTCATTGTTATACATTTGCAATTGTAAAAAGTCACCGTCACTTGAAATAATCAAGACGTTCTCATTCTTAACTGCAATAGGTGCCAATACACCGATAATGTCATCAGCTTCAGCACCTTCAACATCTAGCACTTTGTATGGAAAGTTTTCTTTTAGTTCAAGCTTAAATTTGGCCAACATATCAAAGATAAAGTGCCAATCTAAGTCGGATTTCTCACGGGTTTTTTTACGACCAGCTTTGTAGAAAGGAAAGAACTCCTTGCGCCAATATTTACGGTTATCAGCACACAGCACTACCTCACCATAATCTTTACGGAAGTTTCTCAGGTGA